AGATTACGAAGGAGACGAAGGACTGGATAGTAACGAGTATGATTCTTTTAATCGTATGGATAATAGGGTTGACAATGATATTTAAATATGTTATACTATCTACTAAGTAGTATTTATATAGATAAGTATTTTATATAGTAGATACTTAGGAGTTAAACTTAGGAGCTAAACTTAGGAGCAAACTATGGAAGATAACTACGAAGAAGAAATGCATTACCACTTTGTCGTGCAACATGTAGTCGATTGTGCTGGTCGGTATGGTATCGATGTAGTCTTACAAGATATCGTTGATGCCTGGAACTTTAGATTAAAAGAACATGATACTACTGCGGAGTTTACCTATGAATGAACAACCATTATCAGATAAGATTACTCAGGCACTGGATAGAAAACCTATAACTGAGGATGAACTTGATAGAATCTTAGAATCCTTAGATGTTTACTATAATACTCACGCTGGGGTAGTGCAGTTTGTCAGAGCAATAGAGGCACACCATGGGATCAAATGAACATGGCTACTGTCCAGCATGCGGAGCAGACCTTGATGGTGGTTCGATATGGGAACACTTCTACGCAAAGACAGGATCAGAAGCAGAGGCAGATAAGATTTCTAAAAGCTACGGAGCTACTCGTACCAGTGGTAACTGGGGCAGAGCTCTTGGGATATACAGCATGGAATTAGACAGGACTGTAGGGTGGGAGTGTCCTGATTGTACACATTACTGGGGAAGAAATGAAAATAGAAAGTAACTTTTTAAAGCACATACCTTGTACTAACTGTGGGTCTTCGGATGCTAACAGTCTATACGATGATGGGCATGAGTATTGTCATAAGTGTACAACCTTTAAGAAGGGCTCAGAGGCGATGGTTCAGGCTGTCCTAAGGGAAGGTATCACCCACACTGAGAACTCTTCTCCTAAGCAGTTTAAGACAGTCCTAGAGGCATTGGCAAACGTAGAAGCAAACCCAGTTATAGAGCGTGGCATTACTACACAGACTATGCACTTCTTTGGTGCAGGTTCTGATAGCTCTAGCTACTACTTTCCATATTGTGATATGACTGGTAAGGTGGTGGCTGCTAAGACTCGCTCGATTACTGCTAAGGAGTTTAGTGTTATTGGGGATTGGAAGAGTGCTGTGCTATTCGGACAGAACAAATTCCCTCCAGGTGGTAGAGCTATCACGATTACTGAGGGAGAGTTTGACGCACTGGCTTGCTATCAGTTGACAGGTTCTCGCTATCCTGTGGTGTCCATTCGTAGTGGTGCTACTTCAGCATTGAAGGATTGCCGAGCAAGCTTCGAGTACCTTGATTCCTTTGATAAGATTGTGATCTGCTTTGATAACGATGAACCTGGACAGCAATCTGCTAATCAAGTTGCTGAATTATTTGGCAGTAAGGCACACATCTTTAGGTTCAAACAACCTGAGATTAAGGATGCTAATGATTACTTGATTCGTGGTTTAACGAAGGAGTTTGTTGAGCAGTGGTGGGATGCTGAGAAGTATGTACCTGATGGTATCGTGGCAGGTTCTACATTGTGGGATCTAGTTAATCAACCAGTAGAGAAGGCTGAGGTACAGTATCCGTATTATGGGATGAACAATCTTACCTATGGTATTCGCTTAGGAGAACTGGTGACAGTGACTGCAGGATCTGGACTAGGTAAGTCTCAGTTCATGCGTGAGATTGTGTGGCAGATTCTCAACAAGACTACCGATAACATTGGTCTCATGTTCTTGGAGGAGTCGGTCAAGAAAACTGCTAAGAGTTTGATGTCACTTGCTGCAAATAAACCACTACACTTACCTGATTGTGACGCTGATGAGGAGGAACTTAGACATGCATTTGATGCTACCCTTGGAACTGATCGTGTATTTCTGTTTGATCATTTTGGGTCTACCGCCATTGACAATATTATCAACCGAGTACGCTTCATGGCAAAAGGTCTTAATTGTCGTTATGTATTTCTTGATCACGTGTCGATTGTGGTCAGTGCTCAGGAGAATGGCGACGAAAGAAAAGCACTAGACGAGATCATGACTAAGCTTCGTACCATTGTGCAAGAGACTGGCATTGCTTTGTTTGTGGTGTCTCACCTTAAGCGTCCTGAATCTAAGGGTCATGAGGAGGGTGCTGCTACATCCTTAGCACAGTTGCGTGGGTCAGGGTCGATTGCTCAGCTCAGTGACATGGTCATTGGATTAGAGCGTAACGGTCAGCACCAGGATGAGGTGGAGCGTAACACTACCTACGTCCGAGTACTGAAGAATCGCTTTAGTGGTTTAACTGGGTTGGCTTGTCGTCTTCTATACCGTCGTGATACAGGTAGGATGACTGAGCTCCCTCCTGAAGAGAAGACTTTATAGGGGTTGCTAATATGAACGAAGCATGTTATAATAATATGTCTGGTATAAAATGGGGAGGTACTGTCTTATGTTTAATTGGAATAGCGTTAACTAGCTTCAATGTATATCCACTTAATATACTATTTGGACTGGTGGGATCAGGCTTGTGGGCTTATGCTGGTGTACTGCAGCGTGACATACCTCTGATCTTGGTTGAGGTTGTAGCAGTTGCCCTGTACTTTGCAGGGGTGGTCTCTTATGTAACATATTCGTTGCATAAATGGCTATAAGGTAACATTTATATTACATTAAGGAATGATATGAGTTTATTACAGATGCCTAAGGTTATTGAATCAGTCAATGAACTAGGTGCTAAGGTTGCTAAGTTAGAACTGATGGTTAAAGAATTACAGGATGCTTTTGTTATGGCTACTCAGCAGACTATCGTTAAAGAAGTTGAGAAGCGTGCTCCTAAATCTAAATGAAAGATGCTATAATCTTAGGGGCTGTGACGCTGGGATTAATAGTAGGGTATACTGCTAATGAATATCGACATATGCTAGAGCACATAGAATGTAACAGTTATTCTACTAAGCATTCTAAGTGGGACGGATATGTAGCAAAAGATGAGCATGGACAGCTACGTTGCTTTTGGTTAGAGCGAGAGTATCCTAATAGGATTAGACAAGGAGTACCAGCATAAAGGATAGGAATGAGAAAGATTATTCTCGACATAGAAACCAACAGTACACACAATAAGATTTGGATGTGTGCTACTAGGGAAATAGGAGGAGACGTAACAGTATGGAAGGAAGCAAGCGAGTTACAAAAGTATTTGGACAGTTGCGATTTGATTATCATGCACAACGGAATATGCTTCGATGCCCCAGTACTGAGAAAGAGCTGGAACATTACGATGAAGCAGAACCAGATGTGCGACACGCTCGTACTAAGTCGCCTTCTAAGTCCAAGCTTAGAGGGAGGACATAGTCTTGCTGCTTGGGGTCAACGATTAGGTTTTCCTAAAGGAGACTTCAATGACTGGGATGCTGGGTATTCTGCTGAGATGGAAGCTTATTGTATCCAAGATACTTTAGTAACTGAGAAGTTGTACCTACATTTAACTACTGAATTAACTAGAAATAAATTTGAAGAGAGGAGTATTAAACTTGAGCACAATGTACAAGCGGTCATTGCAAAGCAAGAAGAAAGTGGATTCAAACTCAACGAAAGGGATGCTATCATTCTTCTTTCAACGCTGCAAAATAAGTTGGTTGTTCTTGAAACTGAGCTTCAAAACATTTTTCCAACCAAGACAATCTTACGAGTCTCAGAGAAAACAGGCAAGCCTCTCAAGCCAATCATCGAACCCTTTAACCCAGGAAGTAGAAAGCAAATTGGTGAAAGACTTCAAGAAAAGGGTTGGAAACCCGACAAGTACACGGAAACAGGGCAGCCAATCGTCGACGAAGGGACGCTCGAAGGCTTAGATTTTCCTGAAGCTAAAGCTATCGCTGAGTACTTGTTACTACAGAAAAGAATAGCACAGATTCAATCGTGGTTAAAGGTGGTACAACCTGATGGTAGGGTGCGTGGTAAGGTTATAACGAATGGTGCAGTCACTGGACGAATGACGCACCACAGTCCTAACATGGCACAAGTACCTAGTTGTGGTAGCCCCTATGGAGAAGACTGTAGGGATCTTTGGATCGTAGAGAAAGGATATAAGTTAGTAGGTATTGATGCCTCAGGATTAGAACTGAGAATGCTTGCTCACTACATGAAAGACGATGCGTATATTTATGAGGTCACACAAGGTGATATCCACAGTGCCAACCAAAAAGCTGCTGGACTCGAAACACGTTCTCAAGCAAAGACGTTTATTTATGCATTCCTCTATGGTGCAGGGGCTGCCAAGATCGGGAAAGTTGTGGGTGCTGGAGCACGAGAAGGACAAAAGCTTATTGATTCTTTTCTGGAAAACACCCCGAAACTACGAGCACTTAGGGAGAAAGTGGCTAGGATTAGCAAGTCGTCGGGATCATTACCAGGTCTTGATGGACGTAGATTATACATTAGGTCTGACCACGCAGCACTTAACACACTTCTCCAAGGTGCGGGTGCGATTGTCATGAAGCAAGCACTAGTGATCCTAGATGAACGACTGAGCAAGCTCGGTGTTGATTATAAGTTTGTAGCTAATGTGCATGACGAATGGCAGATTGAAGTAGAAGAAGCCTACGCAGATATGGTAGGTAAGCTAGGAGTACAAGCTATTGAGCAAGCAGGTCGTGTACTAAAGATGCGATGCCCTCTCAGTGGTGCGTACAAGGTAGGTAATTCATGGAAGGAAACACACTGATGGATGAAATTAAACAAGCAGTACTTAAACTTCTAAGACAAGGTAATCATGTATCGACTGTCAGATCACTGCTGCTTCAAGCAGAGAAAGAACTAGACCAGGCACAGGAGTACTTACAAGCAATCAAAGAATCAAACTTTGCTCCATGAAAATAGCAGAGTTGCCTGAGAATGTAGAACCTTTAGTTATCCTAGGAGACGACAATAATTACTTGACTGTCTATACCTGTATGTCTAACGAAGATACTATTGAATTGTTGCGTCGTTCCTTGCATATCCTTGAAATAGAACAGGAACAAGCAGCTAATAATTTGCATTTGCATTAAAAGTATGATATAATATATATGTAGTTATTTACTAAGGAGAAATAAATGGAACAAGCAAAACCAGTACCAATCAAAGCCGACCTCTTCTGGGCTTCATTAAATGAGAAGAACAAAATCTCTGAGAAGTTTCAGGTAGATCTTTGCAACCTATCTAAGGATGCTGTGAAGACTTTGATGGACATGGGTATCAATGTAAAGAATGATGCTGGTAAACCAGACCAAGGATTCTTTGTTACTGCTAAGAGTAAGTTATATCCTATCCTTGCAGTGGATGAGAAGGGCTCACCAATCAATGTTAAGATTGCTAACGGCTCTAAGGGTGTAGCACTTATCAAACCATACAGCTATAATGTTGGTGGTAAGAAAGGTGTAGGAGTTGGTATCAGTAAGATCGTAATTAAAGAACTCATCGAGTATACTCCTAAGGGTATGAACTTAGCTGATATCGAGGAAGAAGCTCTTTAATGCAGATAGCCCTCATTGATGGGGACATTCTAGTATATCGCATTGGCTTTGCTTCAGAAGATGAACCAGAGTCAATAGCGATTTCTAGATGTAGTGAATTCTTAGAGAACCTAATTCTCTTCAATGGCTTTGAAGATTACAAAGGGTACTTAACAGGTGGTGATAACTTCAGGCACGAGATAGCTAAGACTGCTCCGTATAAGGGTAATCGTAAAGCTGCAAAGCCTAAGCACTACGAACTCCTCAGAGAGTACATGCTTAAGGCATGGAACTTTGAACTGATCGTAGGACAAGAAGCTGATGACGCTATGGGAATCGCAGCGTATGCTCTTGAACCTGGTGAGTATTGTATTTGTACTATCGATAAAGACTTAGATATGATACGAGGAGATCACTTTAATTTTACTAAGGATCTTCGCTACTACATTACTGAGGAAGAAGGTATTAGGAATTTTTATAAACAGATTTTAACTGGTGATCGGGTCGACAATGTTATTGGGATTAGGGGCATTGGAGAAGTTAAAGCAGAGAGAATACTTAAAGAATGCAAAGACGAAAACGAAATGTATACTGCTGTCCTGGAGGCTTACCAAGGCGACGAAGCAAGGGTGCTGGAGAACGGACAATTGTTATGGATAAGAAGACAGTCAAACGAAATCTGGAAACCTCCAAAGTTATCTACGTCCAGTGGGTCGACGCAGTTGCCGACGCAGGATGGGAAGACGAAGTAAAAGCAGAAATAGATCTCTGCCATACTGTAGGGTTCTTGATTAGTGAAACAAAAGATGCTTTATGTATTGCGTCCACAGTGTCTAAGGATAATAGTAACGCTCGGATACACATACCTAAAGCATGGATAAAGAAACGAAAGGTACTGAAGTTTGAAACCACAGTCAGCAAAAGCAAAAGGAAGAAAGCTACAGCAGTGGGTGAGAGACCAGATACTCCAACGATTCCCTACGCTGAGCACTGATGATGTCAGAAGCACAAGCATGGGAGCGAGTGGAGAGGATGTTCAGCTTAGCTCGGCTGCTCGTAGTGTTTTTCCTTTTCAGGTTGAGTGCAAGAATCGTAAAGCTATTGCAGTCTTCAAAGATTATGAACAAGCTCAGACGCATGGACTAGTCGAGCCCCTCGTAGTCTTGAAGCAGAACAATAGTAAACCTCTTGTCTTAGTAGATGCTGAGTACTTTTTTGATTTAGTAAAACGTGGTAGTTAGTTACAGAAAGTTTCTGCTGTACAAACTGCTACGAATTATAAGGAAAATAAATGTCAGTAAAGATAATTGAATGGAAAGTTATTGGAGATAAAGATAACTTCACTGTCCTTGGTATGGATGAACAAGGATGGATTTACTTTTGGAAGGACGCTAAATGGAACATCCTATAAATAGATATACATTTGAATTCGTAGAAGGTGATGAAGCAGATGCACGTCATGGCTTTCCTTTTAATAAGGAGATTCGTCATGAGTTTAATATCTCAGCAGATCAGTCTTGGGACTACGTGCTCAGAGAATTCATAGCATTCTTGTCAAACGTATACGGATATGAAATTAACATAGAGGATTTTGATGCCGACCCATCTAATAATTCCAGACTGTCAGGTTAAACCTGGTCATGATTATAGTTATTTAAAAGCGATTGGAAACTACATTGTTAAGAAGCGTCCTGATGTTATTATTAATATTGGCGACTTTGCGGACATGCCTTCACTATCAAGCTACGACAAGGGAAAGAAGTCTTTCGAGGGCAGACGATATAAGCATGATGTAGCAGCAACGCACGAAGCAATGGACATCTTATTAAAACCACTGCGTGACTTGCAAGCAAGACAGAGGAGGAACAAAGATAAGGTGTACAAACCACGAATGGTATTAACACTAGGGAATCATGAGCATCGTATTAATCGTGCAGTTGAAAACGATTCGATGTTAGATGGTACTATATCTATTGGAGACTTGAAGTATGCTGAGGCAGGTTGGGAAGTTATTCCTTTTGAGCAGCCAGTTATTATTGATGGTGTTTTATATGCCCATTATGTTACTGCAGGTGCTCTTAATCGCCCTGTTGGATCAGCAGCAGCGATTATCTCCAAGAAACACCAGTCGTGTGTTGTGGGTCATCAACAAGGTAGACAAGTTGCTTACGCTATTCGAGCAGATGGCAAAACGCTTACAGCTATAATCGCAGGGAGTTGCTATGAACACGACGAAGATTACATGGGGGCTCAAGGCAACCACTATTGGAGAGGTATTGTGGTCTTACACGAAGTTCATGATGGTTGCTTCGATGAGATGTTTGTTTCCTTAGACTTTTTAAAGAAGAGGTATTTATGAATCCAATAGCAATGCCTAAGCCTTACGGATATTCAGACAATTGTCCAGGTGAAATAACATTAGAAGAATACTTTCGTAGACTTCAAGTGGAAGAGCCTGAGTTAACTCCTAGGGATACACAGGTAGGAGGGCAACACTATCACAAAGGAGATGGTATACAACCTTGGGATATTATAGAAGCATGGGAGCTTGACTTCTGGGAGGGAAATGTGGTAAAATATATACTACGTTGGAAACATAAAGACGGACTGCAGGACTTACAGAAAGCGAGACACTACCTTGACTATATCATTAGCAAAAATTCTTAACGATACACATAAATTTTTAGAGGAGCAGAAACCAATGAAGACAGTAAAATTTAATAAGTTTTTCCCAGACGACAATGCATTTATTACAGTTGATGGACGCATGGATAAGGACGATGATTGGCAAGTTAACTTAACCATTCAGTCTGATACTAAGAATGCAGTTAACTGGTGGTGTAGTGATTGGAACTACAAAGAATCTGTAGCACAGTTACAAGCTTTTCAAGATGGTGCTCAAAAAGCTATCGACTTTATCCTAGCCTGTTCTACGCAGCCAGCCAAGGCAGCTAAAGCTAACGCTACTAAGCGTGCTGCTAAGAAAAAGTAAAATGAATCGTACTCTTACACTGCCAGAGTTAAAAGAACGGTTGAAGAGTTTAGACGAAGTAATGCTTCTGGAGCTACTCGACATAGCTTCAGAAGATTTAGTAGAAACTTTTAGCGATACGATAGAGAATAATTATAACCGACTTCTAAAAGAAGTAGATTGGGAAGAAACTGAATGACAGAATTTAATACACCGTTTAGCACCGTAGGATATATCACATACAAAAGGACATACGCTCGTCGATTGAACGAAACAGATCCTGCTAGTCCTACAGAAGAGTTTGAAGACACAGTTAATCGTGTCGTAGCAGCGTCTAATACCCAGCTTAATTGTGGATTCACAGAAGCTGAGCAGAAACGCTTACAGAAGTATCTAATGGAATTGAAGGGTACTGTAGCAGGTCGCTTCTTATGGCAGCTAGGCACTGACACAGTAGGTCGTCTAGGTCTAGCCAGTCTACAGAACTGTGCATTCACTGTAGTAGATCAACCAGTACGTCCTTTCACCTGGGCTATGGATCTATTAATGCTTGGCTCAGGAGTAGGCTACAACATTCAACGGGAGCATGTGGCTAAGCTTCCTCCAGTTAATGTTAACTTCTCTGCTCCTACTCGTGTCGATAGCAGCGATGCTGACTTTATCGTACCTGATTCTCGTGAAGGATGGGTTAAGCTCCTAGGTAAAACACTGAAGGCAGCCTTCTTATCTAATACTGCTACGACCTTTACTTATTCAACAAAACTAGTACGTGGTAAGGGTTCTCCTATCAAAGGCTTTGGAGGCACTGCTTCAGGTGCTGAGGATTTATGTTGGGGTATTGCTAAGATCAGCGAGATCCTAGAGAAGAGAGTAGGTAGACCAGTACGTTCTATCGATTGTCTTGACATCATGAATATTATCGGTGCAGTAGTAGTCGCTGGTAATGTAAGACGTTCTGCTCAGATTGCTATTGGTGATCCTGATGACGTTGAGTACTTGCTGGCTAAACGGTGGGACATGGGTAACATTCCTTCGTGGAGAGCTATGTCTAATAACAGCGTAGTATGTAACGACTTCAAAGATCTACATGAGTATTTCTGGGATGGGTACGAAGGCAAGGGCGAGCCTTATGGTTTAATTAACCTGAAGCTCAGTAGAAAGATTGGAAGACTGGGAGAGACTCAGTATCCTGACCCTAAGGTTATGGGTTACAATCCTTGTGCTGAGCAGTCCTTAGCTCCGTATGAGACTTGCTGTTTAGCAGAGGTATATCTATCTAACGTGTCATCTAAGGAAGAGTTTGTTGACATCTGTAAGCTACTATACCGTATTAATAAGCATAGTCTTGCACTGCCCTGCCATCTCGAAGAGACTGCAGATATTGTGCATAGTAATATGAGGATGGGTATTGGAGTAACAGGTGTGCTACAGGCAACAGAAGAGCAGCGTAGCTGGTTAAATGATGCTTATGAGCAACTACGAGCTTTCGATAAGGAGTACAGTGCTAAGCATGGCTTTCCTGAGTCAGTAAAACTTACTACTGTTAAACCTTCAGGTACTCTGTCGTTACTACCAGGTGTAACTTCTGGCTGTCATCCTGCATATTCTAAGCATATGATTCGTAGGATTCGTATCTCAGCAGACCACGCTTTAGTACAAGTCTGTCGTGATCATGGTTATCCTGTGGAGTATCAGCGTAACTTCGATGGCTCTGAGGATCATAGCACCATGGTAGTTAGCTTCCCATTCTGTTATCCAGAGGGAACAAAGCTGGCTGCTGAGATGACTGCTATTGATCAGTTAGAAGTTGTGAAATGGTTGCAGACTGCTTGGTCAGACAATAGTGTTTCCTGTACAGTGTACTATCGTAAGGAAGAACTACCTGAGATTAAGAAGTACCTTGCTAAGAACTACAAGAACAACCACAAGTCCTTGTCTTTCTTGCTACACAACGAGCATGGTTTCCATCAAGCACCATTGGAGGAGATTACTAAAGAGCAGTATGATGAGCTAGTTGCTAAGACTCGCTTGATTACTAAGATTGATGAAGCAACATTTGATGGAGGGGACGAGTGTGCCAGTGGTGCATGTCCAGTTAAATGAAAATAGAACTGCTAAACCTAACTGAAAACGAAGACGGATCTGCTGATGTAGATCTTGAACTAGATGATGACGCTAAGAAGTTGCTAATTCAACTAGGTGTGGAAGCTCTTCTGCTTCGAGCAATTAAAACCTATAAGGAAGAATCAAATGAGTCTTGAACTATATTTTCTCACTGGCTTCATGGTAGGCTTTGAGTACGTCGCTGAGTATGATGATTGTCGACATCTGATTGTAGACTTAGGAATATTCAGACTACTGTTTTCTTTTGAGCTGTAACTTAAGAGCCCTCTTCGGAGGGCTTTTTTGTAAGAAAAAATTACCGATACTGCAGTTTTGTAACAAAATGTAGGTAAATGTAGGTAAGTATCTACAAGTTGTAACACTTAGGAACTGAACTGTCTAGTACCAGCTTTGTCAATAATTAAGGCTTGTCTTCTGGGTTTATCAGCAGTACCGTTAGGAACGCTTATATGAGTCCAGGAGCTGAATTCTTCTATGATCTGATCAAAGGGTATGTCCGAAGCAATGCATGCCTCTACGACCTGTTTAGGGGTCATTCCAGGGACTCTGATATCAGCAGCACAACCTATCCTATGTTGGCTAGTGTCCTTGCTACCGACAGAGTCATTGACTGGTTTAGATCTAAAGCCTGAGTTAATCATAATAGGCTTACCTAATAGGGTTCTAACCTGCTCAAGCAAAGCTGCTAGTCGAGTTAAGTTAGCAACCTCACTGGCATTAGGGGTATTGTCTAAGTTCTTACGCTCAGCTACTTCTGAGTGGGTTAGTTCTTCTAAGGTAAAGTTATTGCTTAGATTCATTCTTAGCTTTCTTCATCTCCATAATCTTCTCCAGCGAACGACCTCCGAAATAGAAGGACATAATTAACATACCCCACTGACCTAGGAGTTCAACATAGTTGTTGTTAACTTCTATATCCCATGCTGACATTGTAGCGAATGCTGAGTAGACAAGCAGAATAAACACTAGCGTCATAGGTCTTATATTCTTAGACAACCAGCTATCACTAGCCATGTCTGCTTCTTGACGCTTAGTGAGTTCTTGTGCCTCAATATTATCAGCGTTAAGCTCAGCTAGTCTGCCTTCTTGCTGCATCTGTAGTAGTTCTTTCTGAGCCTTTGCCTTAGCTTCTGGATCAGGAATAAACTTATCCAGGACTTTCATCCCAACGTCTACTAATGCCATTAATGGAATCATTGTTTATACCCCCAAGTTAAATACCAAGCAATGACCGCAGCCACTGCATAGCACACGAACATTGCTCTACGACTCTTTGCCAAATCTTCTTTAAACTCTCTAGTAAGTTCATTGTCTTGTTTCTCTATCTTTTGTTTTATGGATTCGATTTCATTCCAGCGTTTAGTTCCATGCTTTCTTATGAAATCAGCTTTGACTTTAGCTTCTTCGATACGGATGGATTCTTGACGTTGCCATTCCATCATTGCTCTCTTGAAGTACTGCTCTTTAAAGACCTGTGATTCTCTTATCTGTCTTTTACGCTCTAGGTCTTTCTGCTGTGCTACTGCTGCTGCGTCATTCTGTACATCAGTAATGCTCTTAGTGATAGATTTACTAGCCTGACGACTAGCATCCATACTACTTGTTACAGATTTTGCTCCTTCTATAAAACCAAATTGATCTGACATATCTCATTCTTCTAGTTCTAACCCTTTTTTAGCAAGCTTGGCTCTGATAAACTGATCTCTAAATTCAGGGTCTCTCATCTTATCCATAAGCATAATATTCGTAGCAGTTTTTCTACCGTTTCTAAAGGCTCTTTCTAACATTACTTTCTGCATAGATGCAGGAGCATTCTGATACCCAGCAGTTTGTATTAATCCTGATGCAGTTGCGTCAATGAACTGACTAGAGATAGCTTGATACTTTCCAATATCTTCTCCAGATAACTCTACACCACGTAGTGTCTTACCTGGTAAGTTATAATCTACTTTAGTTCTAGCAATCTCTTCTTGTAGTTGATTACGTGCAGCAGGTGCTGTTTGTAGTCCAGTGTACGCAGCAAAACCATAAGCAGGATTACGACGTTCTCCACCGACAAGCATCGATTGAGCTGGTAACTCCTGCCGAGAAGGTACAGGAAGACCTAATCCAAAGTCAGGAATACGAGCCTGTACTGCTTCGCCAAATCCAGTGACAACACGAGCATAAGGATCACTACCACGTGCAGGAGCTGCTATGATAGATGGTACTAATAAGCCAGCAAAGCTGTTTATAAAGCTACCACCGTATCGTTCTGGATCGTGTAATGCTTGAAGAAGACCAGAGATACCTTCTAAGTATGTCTTAGATATAATGTTCTTAGTCACACCTGCTACGACATCAACAACTAAATCTTTTTCTTTCTTAGAATCATACTTAGGTTTAGATACATAATCAGCTACTGCGTTAATACCATCAACAGAAGAACCCATGATAGTTGCTAAAGGTTCTACACGAGCGTAAGAATACCATGTACCTCCAATTTTAATACTATACTCAGGAGTTTCCGTAGCAATCATAGAAGCACGTTTAGCAGCATCCTTAGGATATGAACCAGTAATGTTACCTTCAGCTATCTGTTGAGCTAACGCAGCAGTTATGCCCATCCCTATAGCAACACGAGCTATCTTAACATCCGTAGGAGTGTTTTTAGAGAATACACCTAAGGGAGTATAAGATAGGGCATCCTTCATGATGTTGATAGGAGTCTTAACGAAGGGGATTACTGGAGCTACCCAAGGGTGAGCTGCTCTGAGAGCTAACAGTTTATTACCAAAGTTACCTAAGTCTGCTTGGAATGTAGCTTGCTTAGCAAAGTTACGTACATCATCAACAAGTTTGACACGTACATTATCAGGTAGTGTAGCTAACTCAGGAGCTTTAAGAACATTATCTTTCCAGTCTAGAGTCTTGGTATTTACTTTACGTAACGCACTGTACACAGCTTCAGGATCACCGTACTTACCAGAGGAAGCTAAGCGATATGCCTGAGCATTGTATTCCATACGACGGAAGATGGACTTGAAGAACTCGTCAACACCTACGCTAAGACGACTAGGCACACGAACTACTTGTCCTAATATTTGCTCTGCTTTAGTAGCCCCTTCTTGAGCACCAATAGCACCACGAATCTCAGGCATTGCTGCATCTAGTGGAGATCCTCTTAATAAACCTTCTTTAGTAAAGTATGCAGATTCTAGCAGACCATCCATTAATCCTCTGAATGCAGGAAGAACTTCTCCGATCTTAACTTTAGATGCTGGGTTAACTGCTTGTAGAATACGCTCAGTACCTAAGAGACCTATCTTAGCAATACCAGAGAATGCGTTAACTGCTGTAGTAGCAAGACCAGAGATGTAGGAGTTAACTACAAACTCACCGAATTTATCTGCCCAGCCTGGTTGCTTAATTGCTTCCTTAGTTAGGTTAGCAATCGATTCATTCTTATTAAAGCTAGTACCAGAAGACGCTTTAATCGTAGAGACAGCATCTCTTAATGCATAAATATCTGTCAGTTCTTTGCTGCCATTCTTAGCTAATCCTTTAAGGATCTCCTCAGTAGAACCAATTACTTTCTTCTGAGCTTTAGCTGCTGCTAAGGCACGACCAATATTAGATACGTTGCCAATCGCAGAGAAGAGAATAGGTTTAACTTCATCAAAGTCTTTCTTAAATACTGCAGCAATCTCTGCATCAGTCATACCAGCAGCACGACCATTTAAGAATAACTCATCGATAGAGTTAATCATGTCTACACCACGCTGTAGTGCAGGAAGGTAAGCATTGATTAGATCACGACCACCTAGTTCTTGTACCTTACGATTAAGCAAGAAGTTCACTGCGGAGTCAGCAGGAATATTGAGAGGCACTGTGTCTAACTCAGTAGCGATAGCTCCTTTGTTAGCTGCTACGATACGAGTTAATAACTGCTCTGGGTCTTCTGCTTTGTATCCAGCTTTGAGATATGCTGCTAAGTTCTGTTCACGTAATGGATTATCTGCACTGAATGCAGCAACAAGCCTAGACGCAGGTATGTCAGTTAATCTAAATGGAGCATCTGTAAAGAGAGCACGATAGTCCCCACCAGCAATCTCAGTGGTTAGTTTCTGTGCTAGTTCACTGTCTTCTAATTGTTGTAGGAGAGGAACAATACTGTCTTGTAGTTCTACATTCTTAGCAGTACTAGCTTGAGCAATCTCTTGAGCTAACGGACTTAGTGGTACGTTGTCTTGAGTAACACCAGTAGTTAGTCCAGTCTTAGTAGCTTGTAATTCTTTACCTGCTTGTTGTACTGCTTCACGACCTGTACGATTAACAAGTGCTCCTATTGTACCACCAAGTGTTCCTCCTAAGACAACACCTGCAGCAGAAGAAGCTACTCTTCCTAAGTCTTCATCAGAATAAATTGGTTGTAATGCTCCAGCAACACCTCCTCCAACAGCACCACCAGTTACTAATCCTTTAGCTCCTTTGAGTAATAAAGATCCTGGGATAAGTGTAGAAGGATTAACTAAACCTCCTACGATTGTACCCAATACACCAGACACAGGATTCTCTGCAGTCATTTGACGAACACGAGACTCTTCAGCAACTTGTTCTTCAGTAGGTTCTTTGCCTAATAATTGAGCAGCACCAGTAATCTCTGAACCCACAGCTTGACGAGCTGCTGATGTGAAAGTTTCAAAGGGAGTAGCCCCAGTACGATTTAAGTACTCAACAATATCTTTATCTGATAAGCCAGCCTTACGAGCACCTTCTAAATCGTATTCAGTGCTTTGTGCTAAGTAGCTTGCAATGTCAGAATACGATAAGCCAGCTTTTCTAGCTCCTAAAACATCATATGTAGCCATGTTATCCTTACTGAATAACTACTCTAGTGCCAAAATTAGCTTTTATTTTTGCTTGTAGGGCATTTATTCGTTGCTGTATTTCTGCTTGATATGCAGGTTCAGTTTCTAATCTTTGTAGATTTGCTCTAGCCTCTGTTTGTATTTGTTGATACTCAGGATCTAAAGCAATTTTATACGTACCTGATGCTTGATCATACGGACTAGCTGCTGCAGGGGCTGCTGCGGGAGCTGCTGGAGCAGGAGCTGCAGATGAAGCTGGAGCTGCTGGAGCAGGTGGATTACGCTTATCAAAGGAAGCAGGACTTGGTTTATCTCCTGAAGGAGTAGTTCCTGGCTTACCTTTGTTTAAAACGCTATCTACAATTGCACTAGTTACTACAATTCTGTCTACTTCTTTACGAGTTTTCTTATCGTAATAAACAATAACACCACCACCGTTTTGATCAGGAATGGCTGTCTTATCTAGTTTACCTTCTTCGTATTCTGCATTGTATTTACGAATCTTAGCACGTTCTGCTGCAGTTTGAGCTGTTAGAAGTTCCATACTAAGTTCATCTTTACGACGCTTCGTTCCTTGATCGAGCAGAATCTGACCACGTAATTGTGCAAGTTCATCAGCTTTATCGTTGTTACCTTGGTCACGAAGTTTAGCAATATCTGTTTCAAGTAATGGAATATTGTTTTTGTATACTTCAGTCTGAGCAGATTGCGTTCTAAGCTTCTCTCCTTTAGATTTTTCTACTTCTGTTTCGACCTTACGAAGTTCTTGAGTAGCCATCAAAGCTTGTTGACCTAGACCAGCATCAGCGAATCGTGTCTGTAATTCTCTATAGAAAGACAACGGATCGTTAGGATCAGCAGCTTGCATAGCAGTATTATATACAGATTGAATCTTAGTTAAGTTCTGCAACACAGGATTAGTAACCTCAAAGAAGCCACGATCTTGTGCTACGTTAACTAAGCCTCTACCCAGCAGTGAACCAAGCTGTGCTCCTAATTGATTCTGTGCAGGTAAAGCACCAATACGAGCTTGTTCTTGTTGAATTAACTGTTGACGGTATAACTCAGGATCTGCACCAAGCAGTGCTTGTTGATTACCTAATAGTGGATTTACTGGCTGTCCCATAATTATTCCTTAAAATTGAAAATCTCTAGGAGATGCTTGATATTGTGGTTTAGGAGTAGGATTATAAGCCTGAGCACCAGCCCCAATCAAACTAGACAAGAACTGATTGTTCATCTGCTGAGCTGCCATGTTAGAAGACAATTGTGTCTGAGCACCTGTTACTTGACCTCCGTAGTATTGCTGAGATCCTGCCTGTTGTCCTGGCATCTGAGCAGTGCCTAAGGCAAGACCCATCTGATAAGGCATCTGAGCCATTTGTTCTACTTGACCAGATAATCCTAACTGAGCGAGTAATGGAGAGTATGCACCTGCTTGTCCTTGTACTTGTGTGCCTAATAATCCAGCACCAGTGCCAAACAAGCCAGCACCAAACTGTGCTCTCTGTTGTCCTGCTTGTTGTGCCTGAGCAGCTAACTGTAGATCTTGCTGACCTAAAGCATTATAGTATGCTTGCATCTCAGGAGACGCAGGAGCACGACCTGTACCAGTCTGAACTCCTAAGCCACCACGACCACGAGCAAATAAACCACCTCTAACATTAGATAGCTGAGCTTCTCTACTAGGAGCTAAGAGAGCTTGTTGGCTAGTGATGTAATCCTGAGCAGCTTGCTCTGGTGATGTAGCTAAGTATTGTTGACCTAAGTTAAACAAGCGTTCAGAAGCACCAGTCAGTGGAGCATACTGACCTTGTACCTGTTCTGCTTGTGCTAACGTAGGAGCAAATCTACCAAAGAGTTGATTCTGTAGAGCAGATAACTCAGGAGCTGCTGTATAGCCTCCACCTGAGATATAAGGAACACCTGTCGCAGGATCTATCTCACGAGTGAACTGAGACGTACCAAACCTGGTAGTCATCCCCACAGGACGGAATGCAGAGATATTAGCAGCAGTTATACCAGCTTGTCGCTGTTGCTCTGCAGCTTGTTCTCCTGCTCTTCGTACCCCACTAGCTCCTGTAAAAGGATCTAAGATACCACTAACTATATCGCCCACGGTTTGCTCCTAATAAAAATATAGTATTTCTTGTTGTTAACTTCTATAGGTTTTAATACTTCCCATCCTGTTACTTCACCAAACTTAGCAAGCTTAGTATTCTCTTCTTCTACTAATGCTAACAGAGGAACATTAGTAAGATATTGCAATAAGTTTAAATCTTCTAAGTACTTCTTCTTTACTTCCTGCGACCACTTATGTACATCTGTATGAAACCACAATGCTGCATCGTGTAACTCTAAGTACATTGTGTAGTCGTCTCTTAAGACTACAGGTACTTTCATATTAGGTCTTCATAATGAACGCTAATGCGTAATATGGAGGCAAGTTAGCATCTGTACCGCTAGAGCCAGTAGAATTTATTGTAGTTGTAGCAGTAATACTTGCAGTGCCAGTTGCTGTGTTAGTGTTATTGCCGTTATTATAATCTAAGCCACCAGTACCAACAAAGTTAATTGTTCCGTTTACTAAACCCATAGCATTAGATAAATGCGTATGTCCTGCATCTGTTGCGGTTGTTGTTGCGGTATGTGTGTGGCTTACCGTAATAGCATCTTTAGTACCACCAGAGGTTGTATTAGAGCCAGTTACTGTAGAGTACGCTACTCCTGCAGTATCGCTATGAGCACCAATAACAAACTTATTACGAAGATCAGGAGTGCTATTAGAACCGTTACATAACACCCATCCAGTAGGAATGGTAGCGATAGTCCCAGACCACATCATAATCATGCCTGTGGTAAACGCTGCTGATAAAGCTGTTTGTACAAACGCTGTAGTTGCTACTTGTGTTGTGTTTGTTCCTGCACTAGCCGTAGGAGAAGTAGGAGTTCCTGTTAGAGCAGGGCTATTTAAATCTGCCTTAGAAGAAATAGCAGAAGCAATAGCAGTTAATTCAGTGTCAATCTCTGTGCCTTTAACAATCTTGCCAGAGTTGCCTGTAGGCAGAGCGTCCTTAGCTGTAAAGTTAGTAGCTTTTGTATAGTTACTCATATCAGTTCCTTAGATTAAAGTCTTTCCTTTTTTAATTCCTACGTCAATCTTCTGAATAGACAGAGGATTACCATTAATATCTGCTTCTAAACCTAGTTGCATGACAGTTCCTTGACCACCTGCATTAACAGAGAAGCGATCTAAAACAATACCTGAGGTATATTCAGCAATGTTATACTCTGTAGATCCTGGTATACTATCTACAGTAGAGTTGTTATACTCATATACTACAGCAGTTTCTAGGTTATAAGTAGTAGCTTGGTAGCCTTCGCTGTAATCAAAGCCCCACTTAATAGCTACAGCTTGGTTAGTACCACCAATCAATACCCAGCCAATCTTCTTTAATAACTTTAAAGAAGTAGAAGCATCAAAATCAAAGTAATTAGTATAGTACTGTAAACGATATGAAGAAGTGTTGTCAGCATGTCCGAAGTATTTAGCAATATAGCCAGGTTTACCAATAAATAAATTTCTATCTTGTGTTACAAAGAAAGCCTTAGGTTCAATACTATCCCAAATAGTTACACGCATAGCTCCATCTTGTAGTGCAGCTCTAGTGTCAAAGCAGTATACAAACTTAGTAGCAGGAAGCGTTAATAAATAAATAGCATCACGCTCGAAGTAGATACTTTTAATCTTAGTTAGGTCTGTCTCAGAAGCTACAGCAGCCATTAAGTCATCACGAACATTTCTAGAGATGTCACGCATTGGCATTGATTTCTCTTGGATTACTCGCTGTAGGCTACGAACTCCTGCATCAGACAAGAAGAGAACATCTGTACCTAAGCTCTGCACTGAGTCACGAGCAATACATCCTACGTTGTTTAATACTTCTACTAATGTTAACGCAGCAGTATCTAAAGGATTAGCGTAGATCGCTGTGTGTTTCTTACCGAAGAATATAATATATCCGTTATGTGCTGCAGCAGCAACTATAGGATCACCATTCGGTATCACTTCTTGTAGGTTTAAATAACCAGCAGAACCGTTTAAGAAGTCTGTCCCAGCTAGTAAGTCGCTGAAGTACACAGTCTGTGTATCTCCGCTGATACCACCGCACCAGATTCTACCGTAAGCAGACAACACCCAACTAGGCATGAATGTTGTTGTTGTGTGATTAGAAGGTAAAGTCCCTCCATCACCTACTCGTTGGAATCCAAATGTACCGCTATCGTGATCGTGAAACGCTCCACCTGAAACAGGTAGCTCATGATAGATTAACATAGGATGACTAGCCTGTGCTAAGTATACGTGAGGTATAAAATCAGTTACATCTCCATAAGCCAAGGCAGCACCTTGCCAGCTATTACCAGTAATTGTATATGTAGCGTCACCACTGTTGTCTGTATTGCGTACTGTCTTAGTAGTCATCGTAGTTGTTCCTACGAATAACTTATTGTTACCAGCACTCAGCACATCTGTACCACCGCCAGTAACTACTTCAAATATAAACTCCACTGGATTAGCAGCACCTAAGTCTGTATTGACTGTAGTGTTTACTGGTGTCCATCCACGACGAGCACCGATACGACCATACTTATCAATCACACAGTTCTGTGCCTTCAGAGCATACCCTGAAGACAACGTAACGCTACTCTCTTGAGTGTTTAATCCGTAGAACCCAGGAGCTGCTATTGAAGCTGTTTGTAGTGGACTAGCCATTTAACTATTATCTTTCAAATATTGCATAGCAGCAACTAAATTGTCTTGATTTTCTTTTAGCATACCTATTCCAACATTGCAGTGAGAACACAATAGTCCTCGTATTTTATTACTATTATGACAATGATCTACTACTAATTTTCTTTTTAAATCGTTTTGATCAGTATTACAAATAGCACACTTATTATTTTGTTTTTTTAACAGCTCTTGATAATCTTCAACAGATAAACCATAATTATATTTTAATTTATAGTTTGAATTATATTCAGCTATTCTTTCTTTGTTATTCTCTTTCCAATTATCAGCTCTACTTCTATCACATTGTTTACAGTAAGATCGTTTTTTATTTTTAGCTTTGGAATCTTTACTAAATAAAGATAAAGGCTTTTCTATAAAACAACGCTTACATTGTTTTGCTAATTCCAAACCCACTCGCTTTCCTCTAAATACCGTCCTGATTCAAGTGCTATAGCATCTGCTAAGCTCTGTTTCATTAACTGATATGTCTCTCCTGCTTGTACTCCTCCGTCCTCGCCACGCTCTGCCTGAGCCCTTGCAAGAGCTCCTAAGATTACTGGTTCTTCAGGAACAAGAAGTACATCAGCGTTAACTGCTAAGGGTACTTGTGGTTTAATAATATTAAAACGAAGGTTATAAGCACCATTAGGAATAGGATATAAATCTACCTGAGTATCTCCGTTGGAGTTAGTACCGTTAAAGTTATAGTACGTAGGAGAACCCTTCTGAGGAGTTGTCATTAAGAATTGCTGATCCATCCACCTAGTAGAGGCTAGTTCTACGAATGCATTCTGAGTATCATTGATAACATCGATAACCCTGAACCTCTGTCCTGAGCCCACTAGAACGTAGTTAAACACGTCTGCTGTAGTGGTAGCAGATAGGGTATCAGACAAAGCATTCCAGTTGTAGGAGTCTTCTACGACTCTCTTAGAATCATTGACATATCTAGCGATAAGTTTAACGTAGGCATTATCAGAGATTGAGGTAGCCTCTGGCTCACGTAGCCTGATAAGCACGTCATTGACGAGTTGGATATAGTTCATTGATGCCATAGTTATATATTATACCATAAAATTGGTTAAAAGTCAATACCCTAGTTAACAGTCCCACTTCTTTAGAGCAAGTGCCTTACGAGTAGGTCTGCCTTTCTCGTCCTTCATAGCCCCTTTAACACCACTCATACGAGCACAGAAGCTCTTACGTCTTCCAGCAGCTTTAGGGGACTTTGCAGCCTCTTTAGCAGAAACTGGGGGCTTCAGGTTAGAGCCTGTCTTCTTGTTGAAGTAAGCCCTTCCTTTAGCGTTTAAACCACCTTCTGGATTCTGATATACTTTCTTGACCATTATCTCTTCTTCGCTGTCTTAGCAGCTTCCTTAAAAGCTTTAGCCGTAGGAGCACCTTTACTGCCTACCTTACGCATCTTCTCTCCAGATCCCTGAGCTATTCTTTTACGTTTAGCAGCGATATTGGAATACAAGCCAGGCTTAGTAGCCACGCATTGCACCCATCTTCTTAGCTGGCTTAGATACTACCTTAGCACCAGTCTTCTGAGCGTACTGCTTAGCTTGCTTCTTACCCTTCATTGTATAGGGGAACTTCTTTTCTTTTACCATTGGCATAGCTTTTCTCCTTAGTTAAACTGTTGTACAGTACTACGTTGCTCTATTTCTACAGTAATAATACAAGTACACACAGAACCTGTCTCTGACTGTACTCTGATCTCATCGCCTTCGTCTAATGTTACATAAGCCTGTCCGTCTATTCTGATAAACTCTTTAGCAGTTAAACCGTATTCAGAAAGTACCTCAATCTCGGTGTTCTCACTCTTGTCGTACCACCACGCACTAAACCACTTAGAAGCTGTGCTATGATTAGATGCAAAGAGGAGTAACCACTTAGCTATATTTCTAGTAGGTACAGTAAACATAACAGTCTTAGTATTAGCTACTAAGTCTTTGCCTACGGAATGTGGTCTACTCATTTAAGTACCAAGGTTAACAAGGTTATAATAATGAATCCAGCAGTGCCTAGGAGAATCTGTTCTAGTCTCTTTAGTCTAGCGTTAATCTGTTCGTATCGAACTTTACAGACTTCTTCGTGGCTTAGTAGTTTCAAATCAGATTCAGTCATGGCAAGCTCGCTACATACTCTTTAGCATCAGCCATTACATTTCCATCCGCATCTTGAAGTTGGGCTTCGTCAGCAAGGATTTGTTTCTTGAAGTTTGCGTAATCGGTGTTGGCTGGGTTACCACGCTGATTAATAGTAAACCCGCCATCAATGATGCGATTTTTAAACGCAAAGGTATTGGGTGTGCTGACCCCGTTTGTACCATCTATGATTACTGGCATTATGCGACTCCTAATTCTTTTAACTGCTCAAGCGTTGTGGCTTGGTCAGCTAGGTTGGTAATATCTCTGAGCCTTTGCTTTTCAGCTACGATAGCAGTTGTATCCGCACCTGATTCCAATGCCCGTTGAAACGCTACATCCTGTGCTTGTAATAGCGGAGTGCGTTCTGCTCTTAGGCGGTCCTTAGTAATTACTTTAGCTTTATCAAAATTAATAGTAATCATTCTGCATACTCCCAAGCGTTTCTAAATGTGCGGTCAGATGGAATGTCTGATGCATCCACAATCTTGTATGGTTTGCCAGCAGGTACATCTTTATTAGCAATCCATTGTATAAACTCATCATCAGTTTGGTCTCGATAAATAGCTGGAGTTACAATAACTGTCTCATCGTATGCCAGAGTAACTTCAATTCCATCTTCATTTAAGACTGCATCGTGTGTAATTATTTCAGTTACAGCCTTAGATACAAGCACTTGCTGACGAGCCTCTGGTGCTGGTATCAAAATAGATACACCACCATTGTCATTAGGGTAGATTATTCTTTGTGTCATTATTTGTCCTATTAGCGGAAGAAAGCAGCACCATAATAAGGTGCGTCTACTCTATTGCCTGAATCGTTTTCAGCAAGAATACGAACTGAAGAGGTTGTTACATAAGTAGAATATGTACCACCTCTAATTGTTGCATTGAAAGAGCCGTTGCCGTCTGAGTCTCTCATGCCAGTAAGCTGAGTACAATAATTTACATCTGGCATTGCTGTTGTTAAATTGATTGTGTAATCACCAGTTCCGTTATCAGTAATAGAGCTTACATTACCACTACCACGAATAGCTACAGTACCAGTACCATTAAAGTTTACCCATGCACGACATCCGTATGCAGTAGCAACTGAGCCGTAGCCAGAGTTGAATAACAAATTACCAGAAGAGTCAATACGCATGCGCTCTGTATTGTTGGTGTACAGGATGTTTGCGTTGTTATTGGTGTCATAAACAATAATTGGTTTTAAACTTGCGCCATCGTACATCATCGCTGGGTAGTTATTGTAGTTACCAAAATATGAAGCACCAAACTGGCTTTCTACCCTAATACCACCTGTACCACTAGTTGATGCAACAACAGTAAATTTAGAATTAGTTGTCGTGACAGTACCAATACCTACATTACCACTACTATCAATCCTGACACTTTCTACACCACCTTCTGTAAAGGCAATAGTGTCAGCAGCAGGGAAGAAGATACCTGTATTGGTATCGCCTGTAGTAGTGATAGCGGGGAGTGATAATGTGCCAGCAGAGAATGTAGCTACACCTGTAGCTTCTAGTGTGGTGAACTTACCTGTAGAAGCCGTTGTAGCACCGATAGTAGCGTTGTTAATTGTTCCACCAGAGATAACTGGAGAAGTTAAAGTCTTGTTAGTTAAAGTCTGTGAATCAGAAGTACCTACTACTGTTCCAGTTGGAGCAGTCTTAGTAGCCCAAGTATCTAAGTCAGCGTCCCATGCTTGTACGTCTGTACCAATAGCAACACCTAAGTTAGTCCTAGCAGTGCCTGTGTTTGTTAAGTCAGATAAATTATTTGCCTTAGCTAAGTAGTCTGCTCCAGATACATAAGCTGCTACCCACGCAGAGCCTGTATATACTTTCATTACTCCTGATACAGAGTTAAAGTATAAAGCACCACCTACTAAAGCATTACCATCATTGTCTAATGTAGGATCACTGGTTTTGCTACCAAGATACCGATCATCAAAGTTATCGTAAGCAGTTAGTGTTGCATCTCTAGCTGACTCAGCAGCAGTCTGTGCAGACGCAGCGTTACTTGCTGAGGTAGATGCTGATGATGCGGAGTTACTTGCGTTAGTTGCTGAGGTACTCGCTGAAGATGCACTAGATGCAGCGTTAGAAGCTGAGGTACTGGCTGAGGAGGCTGACGATGCAGCGTTACTTGCAGAGGTTGATGCAGCACTTGCACTTGCAGCAGCATTAGTCTCTGCTGTCTCTGCATTAGTCTCTGCAGTCTCGGCATTAGTCTCTGCTAGCTCAGCAGCAGTCTGTGCTGTTTGTGCTGCAGTAGCACTGTTGGCTGCATTGGTTGCAGAAGTTGATGCAGCAGACGCAGAGTTGCTTGCATTGGTTGCAGAAGTTGAAGCACTGCTTGCACTGTTGGCAGCATTGGTTGCAGACGTGGAAGCGTTGCTTGCTGAGGTTGATGCAGAAGACGCTGAAGACGCTGCGTTAGTGGCTTGAGTAGTAGCTGTAGAAGCTGATGCAGCAGCATTGGTAGCGGATGTAGAAGCAGCACTAGCAGAGCTTGCAGCGTTAGTAGCAGCAGTCTCTGCATTGGTTTCAGCTGTCTCTGCGTTAGTCTCAGCAGTTTCAGCGTTGGTCTCTGCTGTCTCAGCGTTAGTCTCTGCAGTTTGTGCAGCAACCTGAGCAGCCTCTGCAGCAGCCTGTGCAGCAATCGCAGCATCTTTAGCAGCTAAAGCTAGTAATACTTCACTTGATGCGTCGCCTACAGCGTCACCTGCACCACCTGCTCCACGATAAATAGCCAAAATTTATCTCCTATATTTGTTTAAATACACTCAGTGAATGTACTTAAAGAAAACTCCCCAGCCGAAGCTGGAGAGTCTTAGGAACTACTATTAGCCGTTGACTGCTAATACAAAGCCAGTCTCAGGACGTACTACTTTAACACCGTAGAGGGTGTCAGCAGTATACAGAGTAGACAAGTACTCTTGCTTGTACTGAGTTTGGCTACGTACAGACATCTGCTCAGCTAATACCATTGTATCACGGTGAGCCAAGATAGCTGCTTTAACATCGCCACCAACGCTGTTGTTAGCGTCAGTCTCAATGATTGGGCAGTTGCTTGTTACATAGATATCGATACCATAGAGCTGACCGATCTGACCGTTGTTTACACCACGACCATCAACGAAATCAGAGCTATTGTAACGATCAATACCCATGATAGCTGCACGTAGTGATGGAGGAACAGCGAAGAAACGACCATCCATTGGGGTGTCAGCATCGTCCATGAGCTTAATTAAGGCACGGAAGCCAGCGTCAGTGAATACATCAGATGTAGTTACAGTGTCTTCTGCGTAAGCTGTAAGACCAGTAGATGCATCGATGAAATAGCTGGTGCTGTGTGTCCAGTCAGAAGCGTCACCGTTACCGAAAGACTTACCTAAAGTAAACAAGGTGTCATCAACCTTCTTAGCCAAAGCATAGCCAGCGTCGTCAGTGTAGAAACGACGTAGTGATGCCAAAGCCTGAACTTCGACGATGTCTTCGATGAAACGTGAGTACTCGAAGTGCTGGTCAATCGAGACTAATACTTCGGTCTCGGTGTCAGCTTGGATGGTAACTGCTGTGTTTGCTGCTTTAGCTGTTGCTACACCACGTGTTGGCTTAGGAATATGGAGCGTATCGCCCTTCTTACCTTTCATGGTCATCTTATTGACCAGGTTTGCCAATACTAGGTTCTTCTGATATGCAGCGATTACTTCGTCAGACCAGATTTCTGGAATAAACTTGTCTGCTGCGGTTTTGTTAACGATGGATGTTGATCCACCTGGGTATGCGACTGCTGCCATTTTAAATCTCCTAAAATTAAATTAAATTAACGTACCCTACCATCTGCGTAAGCTTGGAGAATTTCTTCTGCCATGCTTTCATATTTGGAAGGATCTTGCATTCTTAAGCGAATAAGATCTGCACGACGATAAACAGGTTTTGTTGACTCTCCAGTGCCACCTTGTTGGACAGCTGCAGTCTTAAGTGCTTTGCTTCGACTCTCTTCTTCGACCTTCTTCAGCGATTCGTCAGCAGCTTTAGTAGCTTCTACTTTTTGTTGTTTGACGTTGCGTATAGACTTGTAAGTCTCTAGCAGTTCTAATGCTGAATCTACATCGTAGTTGTTTGCCTTAGCAAATAACTCCATCCGTACCTTTGATCCTTGAATCCAAGAAGCAAAGTCTTCAGATTGTGCTACACTTAAATAATCAGGATGAGCTTTCTCAATCGTCTGCAATGCAACCACTTGAGCTTGTTGAGCTTGCTGCTCTTGCAATTGCTTTAAGACTGGGTTATTCGCTACTGCCTGATTCACTGCCTTAGCAGGGTCTTCGTACCAATCAATCTCTTGTGCTTTACTTGGCTGTGTGTCGTGCTTCTGTTCGAGTTGTTGCTTTAGAAGCGAGTCAGCTAACTTACGTACTTCACCAACCTCTTGTGCCTGTCGTCCGATTAACTTCTCGGCTTCTTGATGCATCTTGATAATCTCGTCTAGAGCTTTACCACGATACTTCTCAGGTAGTTCAGGAGCAGCTTCTACAGATTGTTCTGCTTGTTCAGCAGACTCTGGTGTTGCTACGTCTTGTGTTGGATCAGTGTACTTCTCGTCAGTTACTTCTTCTTGCAGTTCGATAAAATTAGCAGCCATGTATATTCTCCTGTCGCAATGCGATTTTAGGACATTTAAAAAATAGCTCGGTGGTCAAGAGTCCATTTACGAGCCGTGATTTGCTTTTGTTTTTCTCTCCAATGTCAGCTTCTCAGCTCTCATCTTTGCCCATCGTGCAGTAGCACTAGGGAAATCTCCACAGATAGGATCTAAACCCAACCTAGGAGAGGAAAGAATGCGAGTAGCAATCTCGCCACACTCACCACACCGAACTTCTTTTGTGTCTACATCGACGAAGGCTTCGGTGATATGCGAATTCTTACATTCAAATTCAAACAGTCGTCTGGGCATTGTCTTCTTCCTGCTGAAGCTGCTCATATACTTCTTCGCTAGACTGTTTTAAGTTCTTAAGCCACGTCATAATAGAGACTTCGCCCTTTCTGAAGTGGAGATGCTCTACAGTATCTACACCTTTGACGGTGTCTGTGGAGCTAAGCATTAAATCTATGTCTTCTAACAGATCCCGCCACCCTTGGGTAGCCATCATGCTGAATCTGTTTTCGTAGTAATCTTGTAGCTCTCTGTTCATACTCTTTTTCCTTGACAAGGAGAGTTTATTGTGGTATTATAGTATATATTATAACATACTTTTTGTAATTTGTCAAGCTTTATTGCATTTTCGTAGCAGTTTGTAACATAGCAATACGCTCATTAGACATAATATCAGCCTCTTTAAGGGCTAAATTAGCGATTTTCTCCACCTGAGTGAAGGGGTCAGCACCCTGTGGCTTATTCGCAGCCTCTACAGCCTTGATTTGGGTCTCTACAGGGATTGCCTGAGCTTGAGCCCCAGCTCTTTGTGCCTCAGCCATAGCCTTAGCAGCCTCAGCCTGGGTCTTCTGTAGCTCTGCCTGAGCTGTAGCCATAGCAAGCTCCTGCATTTGCTGCTGCATTGGGTCAGGTTGACTCATTTGCTGTAGCCCAGCGATGATTTCTTCACGATTAGAGACGCTAGAACCCTGGATTACACCCTGTAATAGCAGAGGAACGATAGGAGATTGAGCTCCTAAGGTAGATAGTAACCCCATCATCTGCTGTTGTTCGTACTCACGAGCTACCATTCCTAAGGTAGATACAGGCAAGAACACAAAATCCTTAACAGGATAACGATCTGGGTCAAACTGCATGAATCTGTAGGCAGACTTAGTGATGAAAGGGATTAAGAAGTCTTCTTGGAAGTTAATCAAGGTACGCTTGTTCTTCTTCATCAAGCCTGATAGAGCCATTGACAGACCAGCACCAGAGGCTTCTCCTGCAGCTACCTTGTCAGGCATAGAAGCAGTATCCATTGTTCCTGTTGCTTGTAGGAGCATTGATTGGAAAGCCTGAGCAGTACCCATGTTTAGAGGATCTGTGTTGCCAAACTTAAATGGCATCATGATTTCATTAGGGTTACCGTTAACTAAGAAGTTCTTACCAGGTCTTACTTCATACTTAGCACCACGTGGTAGACGAGTAGCGTCCATTGCAATCATAGGAGCAGTAGTCAAAGCAAGGCTATCTAAGTGAGCACGAATCTGTGCGTCGATAGCTTTCTGCATGTTGTAGCCCTTCTCAGCAGTACCACGACCCCAGAAACGACCAGGCATTGAGTCAGCTTGGTAGGCGACAATAGGACGATCCTTCATCATGTAAGGATTCTCTTCAGCTTTTAAGAGCCACTGATCGTCAGCGATAACGACAATAGCTTCTACCATGTCTTGGTAGTCTTCTGCGTCTGAACCTTCAGGGAAAAGATCTATTATCTCTTCTCCGTCTTTCTTCTGTACGTCTTCTAAGTATTCACGAGGAACTAAACCATAGTAACGAATAACTCGTACTCTATCGTCTTGCTTAGGAGACATTTCTTGGACAGGTTCTAAGTCCATGTCGTTGTAGCTAGGAGTGATTCCTACTTTACGATATGTACCATCTACCATGCCTTTGACTATAATGTGATACGGCATGTACTCCTCAATTGCTACACCTAAAGAAGACTCAACGTCACGAGCGTTAGGATCAATGAGGAAGTTACGAGGGTTGACTGGGTTAAGGTGTACCATGAATTTCTTCTCTTCGGTAACACCGATAGCTGCCATGCTAGTGCCAGGGATAGGCTGGGTAGAAGGATACATTACTAGTTTCTCTTCTACGGTAATCTCTCCGATACCAGTGCCATAGAGCTCTGCTAAGAGGATTACATTATCAATTCCTTTTTTGACTTTAGTAAACTTAAAGTCTTCGTGCATCTGTTGACGTACTAAGGGAATGTCAGACTTGTCTTGATCTTGGCGATCATCCGAGATATCGAAGAACTCACCACGACCAAACACTGCCTCAGAAATCTCAGCTTGCTTACCTTCGATAGCTTGCTGGAGGGCGGGAGTAATAAGACGAGATCTCTCGGACTCACGAGTCTTGTCAGCCCCATCCCAGATTCCTCGCCATAATCTTTCATACTCTTCCCATTTGTCTAGATAGTTTACATCTCGGTGGTCTCTCCAACGATTACAGTGATCAACAATAAAGTTTACTAACTCTTTATCAGATTCAGTAACTGGGTCTTCTTTAAATTCACTCATTCTTACATTCCTTCAGGGATTGTTGATTGTGGGACTTGCATCTGAAAAGGATCTGCCATTGCTGCCTGAGGAGCAGTCTCAGCACGAGGAGCAGTCATGTTGTCAATCGTCACACCTGCCATCATGTTCTGAGGATCTGTCTCGATAGCTCTCATTGCAGGATTAGCAGCTCTTTCTGTGGCACTCATACCACGACGCTGCTCAGTTTGACGAGCAAATACTTCTCCAGCTACTTTCATGTAGTCTGCTACGGCTTTATTATAACCCTGGCTTGCTTGGTCTTTAGCTTGGAGTGCTGTGCTTATTGTAGGATAATTACTAGCTTTTGCTATGAACTTCTCTACCATTTGTTTATCTTTAAACGATTGCTCTAAAGACTTACGAGCAGATAAACCATCTGGTTTGGACAAAGCAGCAATTGCTTCTGCTACGTTGTCAGGATTAAACCCTAATCCTTCTGTCTTTCCAAAGCGTACACTGTCAGTCGGAGACTGAGTAATAGCTTTGATTAAAGAACTGCTTGCTTGGTTATAGGATTCATTCTGGTTAAGAACACCAGTAAAGCTTTCACCTCTAGTGAATAACTCTTTACCTTGGACGTAGTGTTGGATCTCGTGTAAAGCAACTTTAACTGGGGTATCTTCTTTTTTCCAGTCAGGATGTTGACGATTAAATAGGATCATGTTCTGCTCAGGAGCGTAAGCTGCTAAGCGAGGAGAGACAGGATCATCGATAAAACTAACTGTTACGTCTTCAATGTCTGGATAAGCTTTCTTTAGAACATCTGCTTTGAATACTTCATCGAATGCTAAGATCTCATTCTCAGGGATCTTATTCAGGTCGACACCTTTGCGTAGGTCTACGTTCTTGTCGCTGATCTCTAGCATTGCTTTGTTAGCTACTGGGTCAAATGCTATGGCTTCTTTACCGTAGAGCTTATCCCACTCTTCTGCTGGTAACTTAAACCAATCACGCTGTGCGTTCTCTAAGAGATTCGTAGCAGCAGGTGCGTCAATTATCCCTGCTTCTCCTAAGTTACTAATACCTTCCCTACCAATGAACATCTCAGGCACTAGACTAGGTGTTGCCCTAGTAGTTCCTTTGAACAAGCCTTGTGCTTCTAAGTTATCCACTAACGCAGGAGCAACCATCCTAAATAAGCTACCAGTTATACTCATCTAATATCCTGTTATAAAGTCACTCGGTTCATATTCGTTTTCCTCTTGATCTGTAAAGTATGACGTTACAGCCAATTGGTCAACATAACTTAAAGCATCCACTAAGTCATCATGTACTTGAGACGTAGGGAACATCAGAAGCTGATCTATAAACTCTGTCCAGTCTTCGTCTTCATTCAATACTACTTTACCATGCTCGAAGCGTCCCTGTAATGCCCAGACGATTCTCTCAGTCTTTTGCTTACCGCCATGCGTTAAATCTTGTATGTGAGCGTAGACGTTGTTTGATCTCATTAGATCACTGAGGTAAGGCAACACAGCGTTACGTACCGTTCCTCTTTCAATTCCTACACCCACTGGTTGAAACTCTCTGATGTTCTTTAGAATCCTAGCTGCAGCATCCTTAACATCCCAGCGTCCATGCTCAATCTTTTTAATAAACCAGACACCATCCTCTGTAACCTTTACCACAGCGATAGCTGATTCATCTAGCTTCTTAGCCCTAGCAGCGGAGTAGCTTGTATTCGTAAACCCTGCTAAGTCTATTGCAATATGGTAGACACCATCCTTGGGTTCTTCTCCATACTGTATCCATTGTTCTTTGAATAAGTCTGTTCCTGCGTTGTCAAAGCTTGCTTCGTATTCCTGCTTAAAGCTAAACGAAGAAAGTGTCTTCTTAGCTCCCTCAATTTCTTTAGGATCGATAAGTGGGTTATCTTTCGTTGTGAAGTGCCAGCTCTTCCACTCCTCATCTTCCTCCGACGTGCCAAGGTTGTACATCTCATAAAACCAATTACGCCCCTTCGGAGTGCCAATAAAGAGTGCTTTACCCTTTTTGTCTGATAACGAAGCACGTAGCACCTTCTCCCATGTGTCAGGTTTAATGTCAGCTACCTCGTCTAGAACTAAGAAGGTTAAGCTGACTCCTCGAAGGGTATCAGGTCTATCAGCACCTCTGACGTAGATCTTAGCACCGTTAATCAGGGTGATGTCCATGTTGTTCACATGACTGTTACTGATTACATCTCTACCCAACTCCATTAGCAAGTCCCAGATAATCTGTCTTGCTTGCCCTTGGGTAGGGGCTACATACATCACTGCTGAGCCTTGAGGACATCTCAGTCCCTCCACCAAGAGGGCTACTGCTGAGAGTCTACTCTTACCACAACGTCTTCCTGCTACGATAACCTTAAACCTTGTGTCATCGCTAAATACTTTCTTTTGCCAGGGTAGTAACTCGAAGTTAAGATTCATTTGAATTACCCTCGAACATGTCAATTATCTCGACATCCTCGATAGCCTCTACCTTAGTCTCACCCAAACCAGTGATGTTAATTGTTACAGCATTCCGCTGACCCTTAGCATCCTTTTCAAAGAGTGAGACAGGTAGAAGTCTATCCATGCACATCTTAAGACATGCAACCTGATCTTTATCGCTATCGTCTAAGGCTTTCCTTAAGACAGTATCGATTACCTTTGTTCCAGTAGTACTCAGGAGTCTAGCTTTAAATTCTTGTATTCTTCCTGTGTCACCCTGGGGTCTACCTACCTTACCTCTTTTACGCTTCGCTTCTACGACAGCCTTAGGAGGACGACCCCTACGTGGTATAGACACAATAACTGAATTATCTTCTTTATCTTCTAAGTTCACTTCTAAGCCTTTTCCTACGTGAGTAGAGACTAACATTTAAAATTACTTCTCTTCTAAGTTATACTTAGAAGTTAACTAAGTAGTTTTTATATTATTTGTTTTTTATATTGTATTTACTTAGGAGTAAGACAGAGCGTTTTTTCTCCTTAGTACAACTATTATACCATACTTATGAGATTTTGTCAAGTAATATTTTACTATGATGCCTACGGAGCACGTCTTACATGCGGCTAACCTCATCTTCGATGCGGGTCTACCCAGTAAACTAGCACGTATTCCGCAACTGTAGCTAACAAGCCTTTATTATTCACTAACGTAGCTTATCTTCTGTTATCTCCTTAGCTTCCTAAGTTATTGATTTATATAAGATACCTTATCTGTTGTCTTCTGTCGTTAACTTCTGCTAATATGCCTAATTATTAAGCACTTCTTAGTTTAACTTTTTAGGTGTTTGGTAGGGTTATAACGTACTAGATTGTTGCGAAGCCCCCCTCCCCCATGCATAAAAATTCTATAGTGTCAATAGGGGTAAATACCTATAGACAAACTAGCTAGAAACTGCTAAGAGAGGGAGAGATAGTGTCACTCTATCACTACCCAGGACTCGATAGCACTAAGCTATAATCTAAGGGTAAACACCTATAGACTTCTCTCAAGACCTGCGATATACTAGACTTATCAAATCAGGAAAGGGAATAAAATGTTATATGCAAATCTAATAGGTAATAGGAAATCAGGTTTTAAACTGGAAATTACTAACGACATTCAAACCCGTAAACCAATGGTTACAGTAAACGGATTAAAGGGTATCAAGGAAGCAAGAGCAACAGCAAAACGATATAACGCTACATGCTGGAATTTCTAAGGGTTTATCCCTATAGACAAATCAAAATCTATAGGGTATACTTGAATCATCAAATACAGGAGGTAATACAATGCAAACTAAACCATTTATTAACATGTTCGGTACTGAAGTACACTTGACTAGAGACCAGTTTATTGAACGCTGGGAAAACAAAACAGAGGGTTTTATGGGATTGTTTTTAGACCATGGTAATGCTTCACAATTGATTGACTTTAGGAACGAAGTTAAGCGTATGGCAGGTATAGACTGGGATAAAACTAAGTAAGGGTTTGCCCTAGTTGACTAAACCAGTTGACTAGGGTATTATTAAAACACTAACGGAGGATATATGGAATTTACATCAAAAGAGTTAATGCTTATATGGGATATTTTGCAAGAGGCAAGAGATATCAATTCAGGGTTAATTGGTGAGATTAAATTTAAGATTGATCGAGCTAAAAACGAAACAATGAAGCAAGTATGGTACGAGAAACAAACAGAGGCATACGACGCAAGAGAGAGATTATGCAATCTACAATATAGAATGGAGGAAGTGATAGGGGAATAATTTTAGTAGGTATATCTAGGGTTTTACTTGACTGTTTCAAAACCCTAGAGTATATTTATTAATAACGACGGAGGGTTTTAAAATGCAAGTACATTTAACGCTAAAATCTAGCAATACTAAAACTGGTAAAATACCAGTAAGCACTACAAGCAAGCATTCATGCCCGCCTGTATGCCCATTTAAAGAAGGTGGATGTTATGCCCTAGACTATCACCTTAATATGCATTGGAACAAAGTAACCAGTGAAGAGCGTGGTACTAATTGGGATACGTTTTGCACTACTGTATCAGGGTTTAAACCTAATCAATTGTGGAGACATAATCAAGCAGGAGATCTACCAGGGCAAAACAATATCATCGATACTGTAAAGCTTAAAGCACTGGTAGAAGCTAATCAGGGTAAAAGAGGGTTTACCTATACCCATTATCCTAGATCAGGAGATAATGCTATAGCTATCAAGCAAGCTAATGCTCATGGTTTTACAATCAATGCAAGCACTGAAAGCATTACAG